TTAGAAGCAGTAAAGCGAAATGTTTATGCAATACATTATGTTAAGAAAAAAACACCTGAAATTTGTTCAGAAGCAGTAAAGCAAAATGGTCATGCACTAGACCTTATAGATACTAATAAGTTCAAGGCTGAAACGATTTACAACATTAAGGAAATCCCAGAAAATAAAAAAAAGGGTTGACACACACACTAAAAATGCCAGACTGATGCCTGAAAATTAAAACTACTATGAAACAATACGAACAAGACTTAGAAGCAGTAAAGCAATATGGCTGGCACTAAAGTATGTAAAGAAACAAACGCCAGATAGGAGAAGAAAACCAAGCAAGCACTAGCAAATACATGAACATAGGAAAGTTACCCATCATCACCAAAGCCCAAATTGGTGACGGGTATAAAATCAAAATCCAGTTCGACACTGGCGAAGAAATGACAGTGGACTTCAAAGACTACATCTTCGACAAACCGAATCGTGGCCTCATCGGCCAGCTTCGGGAACCTGAGCAATTCGCTCAGTTCAAAGTCGAATTCGGAACGCTCGAATGGGCGAACGGTTGCGGCTTTTCGCCCGACCTCATCTACCAGATGGCCACCGAGCAAGCTGGTTATGCACTAAAGTATGTAGATACTGATAAGTCCAAGATTGAAACAATTTACAACATTGAAGAAAAATAAATTTTTTACGAAAAGCTTGACATTCCCTAAAGAAACGTCATTCTCGTACACGTTACCTTAAAATTACTATGACAAAATACACATACGATTCATATACGATGACATACTGGTTTCAAACCGAAGACGAAGAATGGGATGAAGTTCTTGAAATCCCAGAAAATAAAAAAAGTGTTGACACACACTAAAAAAATGTCAGACTGATACACGAAAATTAAAACTAACACTAACACTAAAACTGATTACTGATTATGATCGCTAAACAAAAAACACACACTCTGGTACGTTCTCACGATTTTGAGGAGACTGAATTTGGCGTTAATTCTGAAGATGTGCAGCATGTAATTCACCTTCTGCGAAATCAAATTTATTCTAATAAAACTTTGGCAGTAATTCGTGAATATACGACAAATGCTGTTGATGCTCATGTAGAATCTGGAAAAGATGATTTACCTATTGAAGTTACTCTTCCTACAAAGTTTGAGCCAACTTTTAAAGTTCGTGACTTTGGTTCGGGCTTGAATGATGAAGAAATTAAAAATCTTTATACTCGCTACTGCAAGTCTACCAAACGTCAATCGAATTCTTTTACTGGTCAACTAGGTATTGGTTGTAAAGCTGGTTTTGCTTACGGAGACAGTTTTGGTATCGTTTCTTACTGCAATGGTATTAAAAATACATATAATGCCCAAGTTGATGAATCAGCTAAAGGCAAAGTAATTCTTTTAGATTCTTCTCCCACTACCGAGCCTAGTGGCATGGAAATTATAATTTCAGTAGCAGATTCAGATGTCGATACATTCAGAACTGAATCATTGGAACTATTTAGCTTTTTTAAAGTTAAGCCAGATGTTAAAAATCTTTGCAAAGATAAAATAAAAGAAAAATCTATTTGTTTGCAAGGTGATTACTGGACGCTATATAAAGAAGAAAGTAATACACGTTATTTATATGGTCGCAATTTTCATGCTACCGCAATTATGGGCAATATTGGTTATCCGATTAATGTCAATAATATTAAAAATGCCCCAAAAGAAATTAAAGTGTTGTGCAGTTCTTCAAATCTTTATGTCGAGTTTGACATTGGAGAACTAAGTATCGCTCCAAGTCGTGAAGCGTTGGAATATACAAAAGCGACCCAAGAAGCAATTATACAAAAAATGCTGGAAGTCAAATCCGACCTCGAAAAGATAGCAGCAGAACAACTATCAAGCTCAAGTGATCTTTATGAAGCAAAATGCAATTACTCCATTGTTGTAAATAGTTTGCCTTGGGACATTCAGTCTACTTTGAAAAGTTCATTTACTTGGAACGGAATAAAAATTTTAAGTCATCAATTCCACAAACCTTATGGTGTATCTTGGGGATCTCCAGAATTAACATTAAAAATGTACTCTAAGGAAGAAGATTCAAAAAACCCAGATGGTTTTAGATTAAAAAACTCAATTCAATATAATGTAAATGCACACAAAACTAATTTAATTGCTATTAATGATTGCGAGTCTTCTCATGGTCTAGCGTTGCGAGCAAGGACTATCTTTAAGCAGAACCCAGACTTGAAGAACATTTATGTATATGCTTTCAAAGATGATAGTTGGAAAGAAAAAACATTTAAGCATAATAATTTTGACAAAGTAAGTGACAAGTATCTTGTATATCTTTCAAATTTTGAAAAAGCAAAAAGCAAAAAATCTTCTTCAGCAAGAACTGGCAAAAGCAAGAATTCTCGTCAAAACATACAACTTTTTGAACTATCAAGTCGCGCCTCATCGAGCGATAGTTATAATTGGATTAACGTAGATTCTGAAGATTTGCCAACTGAAGGCGTTTATGTCCCAATTCTTCGTTATAAGATTGTCAATAGTGATTCGACCGAAGGATTACTCAATACTCGCAATTTGATTCACTTAATGGGAGAAATTAAAAAGCATAATGGTACTGAAACTAAAATCTATGGGGTTCGGGTTAAAGATGCTGCCAAGTTGGACAATTCAAAATGGATGCACTTCAATACTTGGCTCGACAAAAATATCAAAAAAATTATTACAATCAAAGACTGCAATCGGCATCTTAAAGAGTCTACTCAAAAGAAAATTTCCGATATAGAATTTATGCAAAGTGATTCCTTTGTGAAAATGTCTTGTGATATTGTTGATAATAATAATATTATTAAAAGAACAATAAAGTTCATGCCTAATCGCCCTAAGAATGGATGGTCATCACTTCACTGCACAATGGACGACTTGATTTATGATTTAAGCCTCATTAATCCGAAGTACGCATCAGAATCCTTTATTCTCAATCGTGCGAACATTAATTTGGAAGTTACGGCGGAAGAAGCTTCAGAATCGTTTGAACAATATCCTCTTCTTAAACATATTGATTTTTATGAATGGAGAGACACAAAGGAAAAAGCTAAAGATGCTATTCAGTATATCAATCAAATAGATCAATTAAACAAAGTTTCATAATCAGTCATTAGTGTAATCATAAAGGTAGTCAGAGGGGTAAAACCCTCTGGCTACCACTTTTTTAAAAAAAATATTTGACAAAACCCAAAAGTCCCCATATATTAGAAGCTTAACAATTAAATTAGGAATAAAAATGAAAAAACTAGCATATAACCTTGGTGAAAATTCAATTACTATTTTTAATGATGGACAAGTCCATACTGTTCGTCGTGAGAATTTGAATTTCTGTCAAGTTCGTCAAGCTTTATTAGATGGAAAATATGATAAAGTTGTCAAACTAATGAATTCCAAAAGTGCCATTGAGGACTATGCCCTTGGCAACATCGAAATTAAAGATGGCGAAGTATATTACAACCATACAAACGGTGAATCAGAAAAACTTCATGGAGTTGTAGTAGATAAATTGTTGTCCTTAATGAAGGAAGGAATTAAAGACCCATCTCCATTATTTAATTTTATTGAAAGATTGCTAGATAATCCATCGAAACATTCTGTTGAACAGTTGTATAATTTTCTTAATTATAAAGAATTACCTATTGATCCAGATGGATATGTAATTGCTTACAAAGGCGTTCGTGATGATTATAAAGATAGGCATTCTGGTACGTTTGATAATAGCGTAGGCCAAGTCCTAGAAATGAAAAGGCGTAAAGTAGATGATAATCCAGAAGTGGGTTGTAGTTACGGATTCCATTTGGGAAGCTTCTCGTACTCGGACTGCTGGGCTAATCACGATGGTAGGCTTATGGTTTGCCGTTTTGATCCAAAGGATGCCGTAAGTGTCCCAAATGATTGTCAATTTCAAAAATTGCGAGTATGTAAGTATGAAGTAATTGGAGAAATTACTGAAGGTCGCAAGGAATGGGAAAAGCCTGTTTACTCTGACGAAGATTATGACTATGATTCCGATTGGGATGAAGATTACGAAGATGAAGATGAAGATAGTGAAGATTGGGACGATGAAGTCAGCACCAATACTCTAATCATCAGAAATTATGTTGAAAATCGCCTTGACGAAGGGGTTAATCCAACAGTAAAACAAGTTCAATCTCGAATGAAGGGTATTGAAATCTCTACCAAGGAAATCATTGAGATTGTTGAACACCTTGGATATACAGTTGAAGAAATCAAAGGTAAGAAGAAGAATCGTTCAGAAATTTATTCCTAAGTTGTATGTGCTGTTCGAGAAGAGGGGGAGAAATCCCCCTCTTTTTTTTGGCGGGTATCTATTATTATTGAAATAAATTAGCTTTATAATTAATATATACATAGCTATATATTATATGAAGACGTTACTGGACGCAATCAACCATGCAAATGATGCTCAAATTGATACAGCTTGGGCTATTCTCAAATATAAAGAAATTGGGATATATAGAAAAATTGCATGTTTGTCAGAATTATTAAAAATTAACTTTAAAGATATTTTACAAGAATTACCTCAAGATGAAAATGGCAGAATTTTCGATTACGAAACAAGACATTTAATACATGAAGCTTTAATCGAGGTATCTTAATTAATTTTAAAAGTGATTTAATAATTTCAATAATGCAGTTACAAAAGAATAATAATACAATTACAAATGAGAGATATATTGTTTGTAACAATGATGATAAAACTATTGTTAGCTACAATACGATACTAGGGAAACAAGCAGCATACAAGTATGCTAAAATAGCTTTAAACCAAGTGCGAGACGGTAAACTATATTATCAAGGAAAAGATGGTTTAAATAAACTTTTAGAAGATAATTCTAAATAATTATTCCGTTACCCTTTTAGATTATACCTTCACCTGCCCTTCGCCTTACCTTCGTATCCCCCCTTTTACCCATTCCTTATAATACTACCATATACCACTCAATCATAGATATATAAAAGAATAAACACATACAAGAGATATATAAAAAAATATATCAGAAATATTAAATTTAGATTTAATGTGGGTTGTTGGGTAGTGCGCGAGCTAATTATATAAAATATACCTTAATTTTATTTTTTTTCAAAAAACCCGATAAACCCTTGACAACAAAGGGAAAATCGAGTATTATGTACGACATAAATAATTAAAAAATGAATATAAAAATAGCAAATTATCGAATCAGTCGGGCGGACGATCTGAACTTAATAATTGAAGAAAAAAGGGAGGTAGCGGAGCCTTCCAATCCAAATTTAAAGAGAAAAAACAAATTTAAATATTATTTTATAGCATATTGTGACACATTAGAGAGAGCATTAAACAAAGTAAATGAAAAATTAAGCTCAAATATTGAAGTAAATGACTTAAAAGAGTGCTTAATTGAGCTAAAAAACATTAAAAAAGTAATATCTGACTCAATAAACAGCTCGACTTTGAAAATTTAGAATTAATCAAAATAAAAAGAAAAAGCGGCTAATCCCTGTAATAGAAACAAAGTTATTTATATTTTCCTATAGGGCAAATACAAACCAATTTTGATAAAATAAAAACAATCAAAATATGAATTTCAAAAAAAAAGTATTGCAGCGGGGTCTTATATACACCTTGGTCATTTTCATCGCTTATCAAGTAACTGCATAAAAGCTTGATAACAGGCATTGTGTCGGAGAATCGTTCATTCATCTAATCTCTGGTTAATATAATCCGCCTGTTGGGTAAGCACATAAAAGCCCAACATTAATTTCACAAAAAAAACATGACGAAGCATCTAGCACTAGATCGGTATCTAAAACATTGGTTCGGCCAATTTACTGAAAGCGAAATAAAAGATTGGGTAAATAATAAAATAGATTTACTTGAGCAATTAGAGAAGAAAGAAAAAACTGCGAAATATGAAAAATCCAAATAAGTTAATTGCACTATTATTTTTATCTGGCTGCGCCACGCCAAATAACAATACTACAGCCGAGAATTTAATTCAACAAATAAATGAAACAAATAAACCAAAGATAGTTGAATCAAATAAAACATACTATCAAGCATACGATGTTAATTATCCTGATGTATCGCCCGTTTTTCTGACGAGGGGCGAAGCGGAGCAATATTCAATTGATAATAATTTTACAGATGATGATTATCCAACTGGACATAATTATATTGTACGCCCCATTCATCACAGATATGAAGTTAAATTAAAAAATGATGTAGCCGATTATATCTTACATGAAAGTGGTTCATTTAATATTGCCGAAGAATATGTAGATTTTTATAAAGACGCACATAGCGACATATATATCTATGATTTAATTAAAGCAGAAATTGTAGTAAATAAATAAAACATATTAGCTCAGAAATTATTGGATTGATTTTATTGACATTGTAAAGCTGATCGAGTATTATACTACTTTATTTTTAATGAGCGCCAAATATAAAAAATTAAATATATCAGAATGGAATGACTGGGGGTTAAACTTCTGGGGCATAACAAAATGCGGCAATACATCAATAAAAAAATTATTATTAAAAAATAATGAAAAAACTATTGACGGCAAATGTTATAGAAAATTCCATGCAGCTACTCAAGTTAAATACATTAATATTTCTACAGCATTAAATAATAACAATATAAATTTTACATTAGTAAGAAATCCTTATGATCGATTTATGAGCATGTATAAAGATTTAGTGCTCAAACGCCCCGATTTACCAATTAAGTGCAAATATAGGACTGGTCGCCAGAATTTATCTATTGATGATTTTATAAAAGATATTGTATTATTAAGCGAGGATATTCACATCAAGCCCCAATCGTCATTTTTAAAAGGGGCAAATAATATCCAAATATTTAAACTCGAAGAAATAAATGAATTAGAAAAGTTTTTAAAAGCAAAAATTCCTTTAACAAATAAAACAAACGGAACAATCGAATTAACCGCTGCCCAGAAGGAAGTAATCTTTGATAAATATCAAGAAGATTTCGAGCAATTTAATTATATTAAATAATTTTTGAGGTTTTTTGAGTTGATTTCAAATAATAATAAAAAATGTGAAGCTGAAATTTTTATTCTTACTGTTGTGTGCTTGTAGTTGTACCTCAATGAAGCTACGGACTCCTCGCGAACCGATTAATAATCCAGAAGTTCATCAAGTATCGGGGAAGGCTCAAATAAATAATCCAGAAATAAGAAGACCAGAAATAAGAAAGCCTAGCCCAAGATTAAAAGAGCAGATGAATATAACGGAAGAATTTTTTAAGATATTTAATGAAGATGAGTTGCCGCCCGTGACAACTACAGAAAAGAGCTCGCCAAATAAAAGAGAACCAAATAAAAGCGAAATAAATAAAAGCGAAATAAAATACATACCAACTTTACTTGATAAAATTTTTGCGATAACTGGCGCATTGGGAATTTACTTAATATTATCGGCAACAATATATTTCGTAATAAAAAACTGGTAAATAAACATTATACAACAAATAAACAAAAAAGATACTATCGTTAAGTTCAGAGCTAGTAAAACTCAAGCTTTGAAAAAATCCTATCATTAGGTTAATATATATATGGTTGTGGTCATGCTGGACTTATAACCTATAATACCCTAGTCGCCCTTCTTTAGTCATTTTCCCCACCTTCTTGAGCTAGAGATCGGCGGCTTTTTATTTATAAGGAAATAATATGAAATACAAAGCAGTATTATACTATACAAAATTTTTTGACCCAAATAAAGTAATAGTTGATGCTCTCTGGGATGGAAGCACAAAACCAGTCACTCGACCAGTAGACATAGCTTACTTTCCTACAAAAAGATATAAAATAGCAGAAGAATATTTTTTTAAACAAAAGGAGTGGAAACAAGATGGCAATTTCCATATTGAATTTGCAGAAGTCGAAGATTAACTCAACTTACTCAAATAATCTTGTTCTTTTTTTTGTTCTTTTAGTTGGTTTATTTTATTTTGCAGCATAATGATTTTATATATTGATTCTTGCCGCGAATTTAATTGGTTAATTTGCTTTTGTTGTTTTTGTGCAACAGAATAAGATACAATATTTAATAAAGTTAATGCGCCAAATAAAAGAGTGATAGTTAACTTTTTATATTTGCTCATATAATATTATACACTTTTTTTCATGAGGCTAATAAGCCAATCCGTGTCGAAGCAGAAAAACTAATCCAAGAACAAAAAAAGTCTTGACGCGCCGAAATTATCCATCATTATTGCGACCATGACTTACCAAAAATTAGAAAAATTCCTCGCTCAACTCTCTCCTGAGCAAAAACAACAAGACGTCACAATCTACGACCAAGCGGCTGATGAGTGTTACCCATTGCATAGGTTGGAACTTACTATAGATCCATCTGGTACCACTCAGTACGATGATGTTTTCGAAAAAGGACGCTTAACTATTGTTATTTAACACTTGACGCACGAATAAATTCTGTCATTCTGGAGTCATGAAAAATTATGGAATATCAGAGCAAGTAGCTCAACTCATTGAACATCATTGTGAAATAGAAATAGAAGATTTATCTCGCATAAACAATTTAATTGAACAAGAAATTGTAGAAAGCAACTGTAGACAAGCTAGAGAAAATTATTACTCAAATACTAATAGAGGATCAAGATAATATGAAAATATATTTAATTAACAATAAACGCATAAAAAGTCAACCAGTAGATGCAGAAATCATACCTGCCAGCATAAGAAAATGCGACTTCCCGTCAGGTGGTGTTTATGTCAAAGTTGAGGATTATGAATGTAATACGGGCACGACTTGGTTAAGATGTTGGATAATCCCATCAGATGGAGAAAAGATTATTCTAGAGAATTATTATAAAAATAGCGAATATATATGGTTTATTACTCATCAAGTTGGGGGCTATACCATAGACAAATGGCATAAGTTGTTAGAAGAATTACGTCCAATCGAAGACTGGATTTATCAGTTACGAAGAGATGCAAAAAAAACAAATGCTAACTAAAGGAATTCGACGAAAAATTCTCAAAAGTGTTTGACATTAAGAAATAATCTGTAATAATTGAAGCCATGAAAATTCCACTCAATATAATTAAATACATCAAAGACAAACATCTTTCAAAAATAAAAGAAATTGAATCGAATAAACAATTAAATAGAGAGACAGACTTCTGGGAAGACGTACCATTCCAAAATAAAACTTTTGCTTTTAATACAAAGAAACATAAGAATAAATGGACATGCATTGCTTTCATTTTAAAAGAAGATTTTGATCCTTGGGAAACCCATGAGCTAGAAACACAAGAAATTTTTGAATATAAAACTGCTTAAATAATGAAAAAAATTGACATAACACCAAAGTGGTCGGGGATTATCCCTGTGCTGCTTGAAGTTCTGAAAAATCCCAAAGCTGATGCTGAGTCGAAGCAATTCGTTGAGGAAGAAATAATTAGAATGGCAAAAATCGCAGATAGTGCAAATAATAACTAAGCAATGAACATACTAAAAGATATAATTTCACAACACGGATATATTAATTCAGAACAGCTTGACGCACTTGCCAAAGAGCATGCTTCTTTACCAGTAGTTATTAAATGGGCGAGAACATGGAGGCAACAGGTTTCTGCATCAGAAGTAATTAAGACCATGGCAAAAGGGGATGATGCAGATTACGTAAAGGAAGTCTTCCTGTCGTCAGAGACATACCATCAAGTTAAGAATGAGATGAAAGCATGAAATTCAATCTTTAATTATTAATTATTATGTACGGATTATTCTTCTACTATGAAAGAGAAATGTGGGATCGTGAGACAAGGCTCATGGTCATTAGCGAATCGAAAGAGAAGCTTGAGCAATATTGCAAGGAACAACTCGATACTGAAAACAAGTACACCATCATTAATAATGATAACTATGAAGAGGGTCATCACTATAAATCGCAAGGAGGAAAGCATAATGACGGATACCTCATTTCTAAACTCATGAAAATCTGAAATGAAATACTTAATAATACTACTTTTTCTATCAGGCTGCGCCACAAATAATGTAGTCCGAATTAATCAATCGCAAATAAATAATGTTAAAATAACAGAAAGCGATATTGGTTATAATGATTTATATCATCGACTCAAAGCTGAAGAGCTAGGTATCCAATATGTAGATTATCTACATCTAGTTAATAATAATAAAATTTCAGTAAAGCAATCTTACCTTAAACTAAGGCATAAAAATAATTAAAATTTTTTCAGAAAAAGATTTGACATGATCTGATAATTTGTCATTCTCATAACTATGAAAAATAAATTAGATGACACTGCAAAAAGACTGGGAGTTTCCAGTATTTTCCTCTCTGACTTGTTCGCTGAAGTTGCTCGCAAGCTCAATTTTATTTATGCTGACGAACCGATGGATGGCGACGAAACTGAACTTTTTTCAGAAGCTTTGAAAGAATGGCTTGACGAATACTACGCAAACGTTTAATTTTAACCCATAAATTATTAACCATAACACATAAAAACTATGATTATCTCAGGGAAAGAAAACATTAAAGCCTTCCGCATTAAAACTCTACGCTCTGCTCTAAAACTTGAAACTTTGGGCATGAAACGTCATGGACGTTCTGCATACGCTATTGTGAAAAGCGAGTTCGGCTTCAAGGGTAACAAAAAATCTGTCCTCGCCCAACTTGATGCACATATAGCAAAAATTTGACTATCATAAAAATAATAACTTGACTTAAATCAGAAAAACCGAGATACTTATAGTATGAATGATAAAGAAATGATTAAACACCAACTTGGACAGAACGCAAAAGAAATTGCTGAATTGATTGAAGACTACTACGATACGCTTAGTAGCAACGATCTTATATCAGAGTTTATTAGTTGGTCTAGGATTTCCATGGAATTCCATCTTGGGCGGGACGAAATCGAAAAAGCACTTTACGAAACAAAAACTTGTAAAGATAAAATAATCGAATACCTATCAAGCGTGTAATTTAATTATGTGATCTTACGCCCTACATTTGATCAAATAAAAAACTTATTAACCATAGAAAAAATAAGTACAAATTATCAAATAACATTAAAGGGCGGCCAATGCATTAGTGGTAAAAATTTCTTCTTCATATCAGAGCAGATAAAACAAAGATTTGATTTAGAAATAACACCATTAGACTTAAAAAAAATATTTGAAAATAAATAATGCTGGAGTGGCGGAATGGTAGACGCTACGGACTTAAAATCCGTTGTCCTTTGGGCGTGAGGGTTCGAATCCCTTCTCCAGTACCAATTTCATTAAAAAATATTATAAATAAGGGCCGTTAGCTCAGTGGTTAGAGCAGGGGACTCATAATCCCTTGGTCGCAGGTTCGAATCCTGCACGGCCCACCATTAAATTGGGGAATATTCCCCAGCCGCAGGAGTTGGGGAATATTCCCCAATTCTAAAAAATCTCAAAAAATTTTTATTTTTTTATCCAATTAACTTGACTTAATTAAAAAAATCACCATACTAGGAAGTATGAAAATTAAGGTAAGAATAAAACATGGGATTTGGTCAAAGTCCCGCCCACACAAGGTCAAAAAAAATTTAATCCCAAGAAAAGGAAAGTACAAAAAAAGATTTGACACCGAATAAAAAATCTATTTAATTAAACCTGATTATTAACCTAAAAAAACTGATAAATTATGAAAACACTCAACATCAACATCTGCGGATCTGACCGCACTCAAGCTACCCTCGAAGACGTTTACTCTGTGGAAACCCCACAAAAAACCGATACGTGGACTCCGATCAGTCACGAATTTTTGATCGAGCAAACAAAAGAAAAGTTGGACGCAAACGGGTTTGACGTTGTGGCAGAAAACCACAACCTTGCCCGATTTGGCCAGCGTTATTTTGGTCTTATGCAGGTGCAAGATCGTAATGCTCCCGAAAATCCAGATCGTGCAACTGTTGTTGGTTTGCGGAATGGGCATGACAAATGTTTTCCCGCTGGCATTATGGCGGGTGATGCTCCTTTTGTATGCTCCAACCTCGTTTTCAACAATGAAATTGTCATCGCTCGTCGCCATACAAAAAACATTGACAATGTAAACATCGCTGGAAATATTTTTCACAAGATCGCCAATGCTATCGGCCAGCTTCGTGAATCTTGGCAAGGCCAAGAAAAAAGGGTTGAAAGCTACAAGGGTTACGACCTCGGATCGAATCGAGAGGCAAACGATTTAATTATCCAAGCTTATCAAAATGGTGCTTGCTCCAAAACTCAAATTGCTGACATCGTGGATCAATGGAATACCCCAAACCATAGCGAATTCTCAGATCGCAACCTCTATTCCCTATACAACTCCTTTTCGGAAGTCTGGAAAGGTAACTTGGGACTACTCCCTAATCGTTCTACCCAACTTCACGCCCTGTTCGACAACGTAGCTGAAGCTGAACTAGTCGAGGCATAAAGTACCCCTAATAGCCCCCGCCAAGTTTACCTTTTTGCTTGGCGGGGGCAAAATTGGGGAATATTCCCCAACTCCTGCGATTGGGGAATATTCCCCAACCTAAAAATTTATTTTTTTACAAAAAGGGTTGACTTGACCTAATTTTCTGTCATTCTCATAACTATGAAAGATAAATTCGAAGATGCCGCAAAAAGACTGGGAGTTTCATCCATTTTCCTGTCTGACCTATTCGCCGAAGTTGTTCGCAAGCTCGATTTCGTTTACGCTGATGAGCCAATGGACGGGGACGACACTGAACTTTTTTCAGAAACTCTGAAAGAATGGCTTGACGAATATTACGCAAACCTCTAATATGTAACCATGATTAAAATTAAAGATTTAGAATTCCGCCAAACCAAAACCCTTCACAAAACTCCAGAAATTTACTGGGAGATTGTCAAATGGGACAAAATGAAAGTCGATGGAGAGGAAAAGGAGTATTGTTATACCCTAGCCTCTTGGGATAAAAGTGGAGAAGGCTGGGAGCTTAGTTTTGTTGGTTCAAGACCATTTGAACACAGCAATAACGACGGCATTGGGATTTTTTGGGAACTTGCAACCTTTGGACAAAAGTATTTGGATGCACTTTTTGATTTGACAGAATCTCATCCTAATTTAGAATACGGAAATTATTATGAAGACAAGATGAAAAATGAAAAATAATTTTTATAGAGCAGTTGACAAAGATGGCAAGATGCCCATTCTATGCGATAAAGAATATAACATCCCAGATTCCCATCCTTATTTTATAAGATATAGAAACAACAAGCCCGTTTCTTATTGTGGGCCAGAAGATGTTTTATTTGAAAATGGAAAAGTTTACGATTATTCAATCAATGAATTTGTTTACCCTGATAACCTATTAAAGGAGTAATCATGATTGGAACAATAGTACTGATAATTGGATTTTTGCTAATGATTTCGGCAACTGGGAAACTCAGCGAAATGGCCGAAATAACTTGGAGTGAGCTAGTAACATATAATTTGGGAATAATTATTGAGCTTATTCTGGGGGTGACGATTTTATTCATTGGCATTCACTTGTCTCAGATTCTAACTACATAATGATAAACATGATGCACACTCCAAAAGAAACAATCCTTGATTTCTCTATTAAAGATATTGAGCAAGATGTACCGCCTCACGTTGACGGGAAAAATCGCCGCCAACTAATTGATCATCTATTAGATGAAATGAATTCCGACACAATGGCAAAACTTCTTGCTCTTAGTAAATTAAAAATTCTTTGCCCAAAAAGAAAATAATTATTGACAAAAATACAAAAATCCACAAACTAATAAACTATGAACATTATCAAAAAAATCACTAACTTCTTTGCTCCAAAAATGAATCTTGTTTATCAAGATAAAAATGGGGATGTTGATCTGTATAAGATTAACGCTTTTCATTATAAACATAAGTTCGGAAACAAAAAACTCGGCAAGGAGAATATTGGTATTCGGACTTGGTGTTATAACCGCAAGGGTTATCGTTCTTTTAGATATGAGGGTATTTTAAGTTTATCTAAATAAGTTTGTTATCATTGTGTGATTCGCCCCGTCGAGAGCTTGTTGACTTGGTTCTCGGCGGGGTTTTTTATGATTGGGGAATATTCCCCAATCGCAGCAGTTGGGGAATATTCCCCAATCGAAAGTTTTTTCATTTTTTTTCACTTTTTTCGCTGAAAAGCTTGACACCCTCCCCGCTTTCCACATTCTGTAAAGCATGATTAACTTATTACCCGCAGAGAAGCGAAAAGACCCAAGGTATCTTATCAATCACCTTAAACCAGTAAAGGTTTACCGCAACCTTCACAAAAATTGTTATTCAGTTCAGCAAGATGGTTTAGTCAAAGGACATTTTAAGGAATTGGCTATTAAAAACCCAAAATTTCTAGTTCAAAGCATTGGCAGGGAACTAGTCCGCAAAACACAACGCAAGAATGTCCATGCGTTTGTCGTTGGCTACTTGGAAAACTTTGTTGGACTTCGGGCGGTTTCTGGTGATCGTGTAACTTATGACCCATATAAAAATGATTCATTCGTTTATTGCGGCACTGGTAACCCAGTCAAAAAAACTAAGTATGCAGACTTTTTTTTCTCGACAGAGGGAAGAGCTATTATTAAAGTGGAACGATAAACAATGCAAAAACAATTAGACACACTCTCTCGTAAATTAGCAATCTCTTCTGAAGATCTTCATCAATTATTCGATGAATTTGTATTTGGATTAGATAAATTGATTGGAGAAATCAATGAAATGGAACCTCTTGACGGAGATGAAACCGAAGAACTTGCGGAAGTTTTTCATAAGTTTTTAGATATTTATTACGCAAACAATTAAAAAAGGCTTGCAAAAGACAAAGAAATTCACAAACTAATAGACTATGAAATTTGATTACCCTCGACCACTTGAATTTTTTCATCCTAACTATGATGTAGCTTGCGGAGGTACAGAAGTACCAATGGCTAGCAAAGCAGGAACAATTCTTTATGTATGGAATAAAAAAGAAAAGCAACATGAATACTATCATTTTGAACATGATATATTTTACCGCGAAGGAGAGATAGAAATATAATACATGATTAACAATACATAACATAAAAATGAAAACAAAAACTTACGAAATAGAAATGGCTAGCACGACCTATCGCACCTATGAAGTTGATGCGGAGTCGCCTCAAAAAGCTCAAGAGATAGCCTTAAACAAAATGGATGCAGATTACGAAATAAGCAAGGCATGGAAGCAAAATGCAGAGGTTGTTTTCTGCGAACCTCAAGGTGGGACATCCGAAATGAGCAACGAAGAATTCGGAAAATACATTCGTGGAGAATAAAATGCCTCCGCTCTGCACTCATTTGATTGGGGAATATTCCCCAATCGCAGCAATTGGGGAATATTCCCCAATCTTCCCGAAGTCAAGCAAAAAAAAGTTTTTTAATTTTTTGCGAAAAAGTTGTTGACCTGGGAAGATTTTCTGTCATTATTGGGGGCATGATTAACTTATTAAGCGACCCTTCAAAGATGCCCTGCAAGGGCTTTAACATCCCAGCAATGAAATTCTGCCCCGCTGCTAAGCTGGTTATGAACCTCTACAAAAAAGCAAAAAAAGAGCTGTCAAAGCTCATTTGCTCTTCTTGCTATGCTTGCAAGGGAATGTATTTGTTCCCCAATGTTCGGGACTCTTTGCAAAAAAAGGCTGAATTTGTCTTGCAATCTATTCGGGAAGACAACGGGGACACGTTTGTCAAAGAGATGTGTGACCAAATTGAAAAAGCCTATTTTAAGAAAGGCGAAAAGAAAAAACTTAAGAATCTTAACACGGATCTTTTCCGTGTCCATGATTCGGGCGATCTTTTTAACCCTGCTTATATTGATTGTTGGGTTAGGATTGCGAAGAATTTTCCAACCATTAATTTTTGGATTCCAACCCGTGAACACGTTCGGGAGGAACAACTTCCTCACCTACGCAAGTTGGCTGCTTTGGGTAATGTTGTTGTTCGCCCTTCCGCATTGGAATTGGATGAACCTGCCCCACAGGTTGAAGGTCTCGACGGAGGCACAGCCGTTTATACCGATGAAGCCAAGGCAAAAGCTGATGGCCATATGATTTGCCCTGCCACTATCCACGCTCACCGTCTAGGAAAGAAGGGTTGGAAGGCACTTCCCCAAAAGGAACGGGCAAAACTTGCTTCTTGTGCTGGTAACAACTGTACAGCATGTTTCCTCAAATGTTCAAACAAACCAAAAGCGTATATGGCTCACTAATGGAAATCATTATTCTTGCTATTATCACTGGAATATTCTTATGTTTTATTTAAACATAATAAACCGTATAAGGGGACCTACTAACCGATTGGGGAATATTCCCCAATCGCAGGAGTTGGGGAATATTCCCCAATTTAAAAAAAATATTTTTTTTGTAAAAAAAGGGTTGACTTAACCCGATTTTCTGTCAAACTGGGGGAAGATTAAGATAAACCATGACCACTATATACCAGCACACGCCTCACTACACCATCACTCCTTATTACGTTTATGCCGACATCGCAATTCAAGATGTCAAAAACAGGCTTGCCGCCGCAGAAATTCAAATTAGCGTGAGCGAACAAAAAAACAGAATTGACAACCCGATTGGCACTGGTACTGGTGGGCGTGTAAGGTTGGGCGACGATACGCTTCCCTCAACTTACCTTGTCAACGTCAGGGATGAAGATGCAGAAAAAGCTCGGCGGATTCTTGTACATAAACTTGACTCTTTTTCAAGAGATAGGATTGTAAAAATTCTCGCTACTGATACAAAAAAAGATGAAAATTTGTTTTGACAAGTTAAACTAATTAACCAAAATTAGACAGTATAAAATGATTTGATAACCTAATTATTAAAAATGAAAAGATTCGCAGTACAATTTAATACCCAAGGCGGTTTACCTTCCAGCATGGATTTGCTTACAGATGAGCCCAAAGACATGGGTGATATCTACAATTCAATTCGTAACCCCGACTGTTACACTGTTCAAGTTTGGGATAATCATAAAGAAAAACATATTGGATACGCTTCTGCCACAGATAAAAAAGCTGTTGAAAATTTATTCAAAAACGCAAAATTGATTAACAAGTTAAAGTAATTAACCAGAATAAAACGCATTAACCAGAAAGAAAAAAAAATGAATCAAGATTACGACTACCTTCAACTTCACCATGATGATTTCGGCCTTGTAGTCAAGGGCTACAAATACGATGGGTATCCTTCTCACTCCGTCCTTGCGGGGCAAACTCGGATTGACTATCTCGACACCTTTGACACGGAAGAGGAGGCGTTAAAAGCCTACCCAGAACTTGCCCCAAAGGGCGAGACCCAATGGGGATCGCAATGGGTGGATGCTCAAATCAAAGACGTTTCTTTCTTACCTGATGAACCAGATTTAGTTTTCTAATGGGTTAATCTGCCCCGTCGAGGTTGATGGTGACCCTCGGCGGGGCTTTTATTTGATTGGGGAATATTCCCCAATCGCAGGAGTTGGGGAATATTCCCCAATTTAAAAAAAATTTATTTTTTTTACAGAAAAGCTTGACGTTTATTGAATTTCTGTCATTCTCGTAGACATAACCTTAAGAATAACCCAATACAAAAAAATTATGAAACATATCTCACAAGCTCTCTCAGAACTAGGACTCGACCAAAACTTTTTTAATGAATTGAAATCCGAAGTTGAATCGGACAAAACATTTTCTGAAAATGGATTGCTTACCACTACAAGAGAAGATGTCGAGGATGAGTTTGAACAACTTGAAGCCAAAAATGAAAAATTTGATGAAAATGACGAAAACGCTGTTGACATGAACGCCGTTTCCTCCACAATGGTAAACGTATTTAACCAAAAACAAAAATGAATATCTTACAAAATATCTTACTTGTTATTATCTTTGGCAATTTAATTTTTGCTACTGTATTTTTCTTAATGTATTTGCAATTTTACTTCGAAGATAAACAAACAAAAAAACAAATTGAAAGATCATATGATGAGTATTATGGACAAAATCAAAAACTTGACAAAAAAGAAGAATAAAATGGATCATTTAGTAATAGTTGATAAAAAAACTTATTTTGAATATAGGCTGGGGAATAGTCATGGCAGTATGCCAAAGATTCATTACCCACAAGCCGAGGATGTTATTAGATATCTTAATAACTATTATTCTTTTAATAGTCATGAAATAATTTAATGGGTTATTCTGCCCCGTCGAGGTTGATGGTGATCCTCGGCGGGGCTTTTATTTGATTGGGGAATATTCCCCAATCGCAGGAGTTGGGGAATATTCCCCAATTAAAAAAAGTTCACTTTTTTCACCTAAAAGCTTGACGTTTGCGGGAATTATGTCATTCTCATTTTATAGCCTATGAAAAATCAATCTAAGTACTTCCTTATTAAGAAACTCAAACGTATGGAAGCGGAAGCATCCTTACGTGATAAAAGAGAGCAGCAAATGCTCCAACAAGCAGAGTATTTTGAAAAGAAAGCAAGAGAGCTTCGCCAAAAGCGTCTTAAAAGCATCCGCTACTCAGAGAAACTTTGGGGCTTCATTTATAATTTAAATGATATTATCAATAAACATATCAAAGCCGCATAGCAGTTTTTTTATTGCATGACTGACAAAAGCTGGCACCCGCCCCGTGCCAACTTTACTACAAAAAAAATTTTATTTTTTTTAGAAAAGCTTGACGTTTGTGGGAATTATGTCATTCTCATTTGTATAACCTAAGATTAACCATGACCATTGAAACACTCTCAAACACTGATTCCATCGAACGTCTTCCTCATTCTGATTTGAATTGGGAAGAATACGAAGCTTGTAGAGCTGATCTCGTTTACTATGAAGATTTATTAGATTATGTACAAAAAAACGATCCTGAAAACAAGGAAAAGATTTTTGACATCGAAGACACTATCTCTGCTTATTACAGTGTACTTTCTGATATTGTGGGCGGGAAAATAGTAAATTATCAATCTATTATCTAATGAGCTTGGAAAAATCAATTAAACATAAAAAAGAATATCGCAAACCTTATTACAAATCAGGAAAATTTGACAAGAGCTGTCGCCCAGGAGGTTCTTGCCCATATTGCAAATCAAATAGAGAACATAAACACAAAAAACAAAAACTAATTTACAACTATGAATAAATTATCCACACAATTAAAAAAATTTATTGCTAATAACAAAGAAAAAATTAACGCTCATTACAAAGAAGCAAGATTAAATACAATGTCAATCGAAGGCATTTTATTTACAGGCAAAGTGAATAAAAAATAATTTCTTATGGTTATTCTGCCCCGTCGAGGTTGATGGTGATCCTCGGCGGGGCTTTTATTTGATTGGGGAATATTCCCCAATCCCAGAAATTGGGGAATATTCCCCAACTTATATTTACTGGTAAAAGTATTACAAAAGCTGCCCAAAAAAAAAATTCATTTTTTTTTGCAAAAAGATTGACTTCACGCTTTTTTCTGTCAAACTAGGGGAAGATTAAGATTAACCATAACGAAAGAAAAAAATGAATATGCTATCCCAAGACATCCGCAAGAACTTCCCATTTGTCCTTAAAAATGAATTTTGCGAAAGAACGATTCTCGAAACTGATAGAAGAAACGGGAAATTTACCCTTGCAAAACTCTTAAACGTTACAACTGGGCAAGTTGAATTTGCAAAATTTTGGTTTAGTGGTCAAGAAGCTTGTTACTGTTTTACTAAAAGATAAAATGCAATTTTGCATTTTTTTTTACAAAAAAGGTTGACTTCACGCTTTTTTCTGTCAAACTAGGGGAAGATTAAGATTAACCATAACGAAAAAAAACTACCATGAAAAAAATCATCAAAGCCCGCCTTCTCGAAGTTCCTTCCCGCTTTACCTACAAAGTAGGCGAAGAAATGGATTTGATTGTATCACAAGAAAACTATCAGATCGGCAAGGTTATCAAATCCAGATTGGGATTTTCTCCTGAAGCAACATTTGAAGTCATCGAACTCAAAGGTGATTACATTCAACCAACTTTGACAAAAGAAGAAAAAGAAGCTTATGAAGCTCATAAGTCTCGCCACATTGCAATCTCTCATCGTAACGGCGTAGAATAAAAAAAATGCACATACATATTAAAAATTATATTGTCAAGAAAAAGAAATGTGGAAAGTATATACTTTGTATTAAAAAACATTAACCGTACCCTTTTTTTAAAACATTTATTTTTTAACTGCAACGCAGATGCCTCCAAGGGTACTTTTCATCCAAAGCAAAACAAATTTCATTTTAAAAATTATATAATGCGTAGGCATACCCACCCCCTTTTTTCGTTTTAATTAGTTTAGCATTAAAATGCTCAAAACCGCTTAACTAAAAAAAATAGGCGGGGGTATTTTTTTAATTTTTGGATATAATATACTACATGACAGAGAATTATCTAATAAATAAACTAAACTCAGAAGATAGCAAAAAATATATTGCTGGCTGTATAGATTCATTAGCATCATGTCTTGATTTAAGAAAAAAATCAAAAATAAAAATACGTATTATAACAAAAAACTTTGAGTTAGCAAGATTTCTACAAGATTGCATGGGCTTTACTTGTAGGCCGCGCAAAACAGCTTACGAGTTCCTTTTGACCAGAAGTCGCATAACAAAAATAATAAAATACTGCGGAAAGTATATAAGCGTAAAAAGAGATGAGCTAATGCTCCCTGGGAACTTTGAAGATGGTGGGGTCAATTACTGGGCTGGATATTTAGATAATCGAATCAAACCACACAAATCTGGAGCAGGGGGCACCTTATTTTTAAGCTGCGTAGACTACGGACTTTCAAAAAAACTTGATGATTTAGGGGTACATTATAAGAATTATCATGAAAATATGTTGACAATATCTCGACAAGAGTCAGTATTAAAATTTTTAAATATTTTTGATGGAAAATTAATTGATAAGCGCGGGTTAGTCGAATATGGCCGCGAGATAATTCAAGCCAGTGTCGAAGAAAGGAGATCGATACATGAAAAGTTGGACGAAATATTCCTTTTTAAGCATCATCCAGACATAAAAGTATTAAAAGGCCTAACAATAGAAGAGAGCATGGCCGCGAAGAAAAAGCGTATCAAACACAAAGAATTGGAAAAGCTTTCGCAGAAGGAACTAATCTCCAGCCACAAAGAAGAGTTCAAGAAAGTAAAGAGTCATGATAGAAAATATAATCAGCTTTACTCAAGTTTTGGAGTCCAAATCAACAAGGAGGTTTTGAGGCAAATGAATTCTTTCGCGGCTAAATTGAATAGAATACTAAGAAGAATGCAAACTGCCGCAAGAGAGGGATTTGAGTGTAAAATTTGTGGGGAAGTAAAAAACAAAGAGCATTTTCGCTTCTCAAAAAAAACAGGTAGGCTTGAAGGTTTTGAATGCAAGCAATGCAAGAGTGAGATTAGCAAAAAGAAATATGCTGAAGATGAAAACTTCAGGGAAAATCGTAAATCTCAAACCAAAGTTTGGTTCAAAAACCTAAAGCAAAACGATCCAGAGAGATATAGGAAATTAAATTCAAGAGACCGCAGGGAACAATCCCTAAGAAAAGTTGCTAAAGAAAATAATGTAAATTGTAGTTTTTCGCACCGAATCAACCAAAATGGATTTGACAAACATATACAAAACGAATGGAAAAGATTACCGATTAAAATAAAAAATAAATATTCTTTACCAAACGAGCTTTCTATTGATGAGATAAGTGAGTTAAGACGAGAGGGGGTTATACATTTTGATCACATAATTCCAATATCAAATATAAAACAAGAGATAAAGTCAGGAAACCTTTCAGGAAAAACTATATACCCAAATCATTACCTAAACATAAGGCCGCTCCCAGCCTCGGAGAACATGAGTAGGAGCGACAACTTAGATTATCTTACCGAATATCTTAAAAACAACGAGGTGGCCAAAATAAAAGAGGCGGTCTTTTTTCAATCTCACAAAATTTCCGACTTTAAACAATAATTCTGGATTCTAAAAAAATGGGGCGAGCCCCATCGCCCCATATATCGAGAAACAATCACAAACAAGTTGTCTAAAATCTTTTAAATTTAATTGGCTATTTTTATCAGAAACAGCATTATCAGGATCAATATGAGTCTCAACAAACAATCCATTTGCGCCAGCGGCTACGCCCGCTTTCGCAATAATTGGAACAAATTTTCTATCACCAGAACTTGCCGCGCCAAGTCCACCAGGAAGCTGTACTCCATGGGATGCGTCAATAATAACTGGGCATTTTAATTCTTGCATTATTGGTATTGATCGCATATCGACGACTAAATTATTATATCCGAAACTACTACCTCTTTCGGTGAGCCATATTTTTGAATTTTTTATTTTTTTAACAACATGTTGCATATCATAAGGAGAAAGAAATTGTCCTTTTTTGATATTAATAATTTTATTTGTTTTTGCGGCGGCTAATAATAAATCGGTTTGCCGCGATAAAAATGCTGGAATTTGCAAAACGTCACAAACTTCGGCGGCTATACTTGCTTGTTCTGGATAATGTATATCAGTAACCACTGGTAGCCCGAATTCGTCTTTTACTTTTTGTAGCCATTTTAGTCCAAGATCAATTCCAGGGCCACGAATACTATTGATAGATGTTCTGTTCGCTTTATCGAACGAACCTTTGAAATATACTTCTATATTTTCATTTTTGACACTTGCAACTGTTTCCGCCACTTTCATGACAAGATCCTCGCTCTCAAGACAGCAAGGCCCAGCTATAATTAAAAACTTATTCATTATAATTTAGTGTATAAAACATTTATTATGGAAGAAGTAAAAATCGAAAAACAATTTTGGAAAAGTAAAAAATGGTGGGCAATGGCGATTGCAGTTGTTGTCCCAGTAGGAAATAGGGCTTTAGGTCTAGACATGGGGATGGAAGAACTGCAACTTGTCATAGGATCATTAATGGCTTATATCATGGGCCAAGGCATTGCTGACATTGGTAAAAACAAATAATTACTCAATATTATTCTTCAAGTGCAATCCTTTGTCGTGCTCGACATAGATTGCTAATTCAGAAAAAGGTAAAATCTGCTGATTTGTAGTATAACCATTTGAGTTAGTAAATTTTTGAGCTTTTTTATTTTGCGCAAAATCATGAATTGTTTTTAAATTTTTTTCTTTTATTTTGGTCATTACATATCCATCGTCCCATCTTTTATAAGACCTAAATTGGCCTGACAAAAAGCAATCCATAAATTGCTGGTAGAAATCTTTGGCTTCTGGTTTGGTGGCATCGACAGCTATAATCCCAGACTCAATAGCTTCACGATTGCCTTGAAGGATGCCGATGGCTGCTCCTTGCATTAAATCGCGTAATTCATTTTCTTTTATTTGTTTTTCAAATCTTATGTCGCTATCAACAAAAACAAGCATATCATTATAATTTTTAGTACATACTGCGTGGTGAGCCATAACGACTTTACGAAGCCATCCTGGCCATCTTTTGTTCCAAAAGTCATTATCTTGTGATTTGCCGCCGAATGATTCGTGGATGATGTCTAAATTTTCACGAATGACTTTATTTAGAGTTTTAATTTTTGATATATCAACGCTTTTGACTCCGATATCTTCATTAAATTCTTTATAAGCCACAATTTTAGTTTTTGGCATTTTTTCTTTTATGCTTGAAATTAAATCGCGCCCAGAGAACTCGTATATTTTTTTATTGAATGTTGTGAATATTATCATTTTTAATTATTGTTTTAGATGCTGCCAAGCTTCCCCGTTGGTTATTTCTCCTATTGTCCATTGAGTATATGCTAAATTATGTGACCATTGTGTGAGGTCGTATAGTTTTGGATTTTCTAGAAGAGAAAAGTCTTTGTTTGAAACATCAAAGGCCATTGAGCCGTTGTCACAAACAAAACTAGGTATTCCTTCTAATAAAGCTTCGACAGAAGAATTTGAGTTAAATGCAACAACCGCCCAGCAATTAATTAAATCTTCTTGTATTGTTTTTTTATCAGAAAATGTCGCGCCTTCTAATTTTGGGATCGCGCCTTTAGCGAGTGGATGTGGCCTGAATATAATTTTTCGGTCTGAGTGTTGTTTTATTTTTTGAACGATATCCGCGCACCACTTTTTATAATCAACATGTTGAACCGCGCTATCCCATGGTACTTGGCCACATAAAACTATATGATCACCATTTTTTCTATAATCTTTTATTTTTGTGTTTAGTTGGGCCCAGCGATCTCGCGGCATATTTTTGTTATTAAAATCCGCCCAGCCATTTTGGGAATTGTATCCTACTGAATAATATCTATTTCTATGTATGTAGCCCTTTTCGAGTACCACGCATTTTTTATTTAATTCTCGTTGGTGGTTTTGTATTCTTTTACGAATAATTGTTTTAGGGACATGTTTTTTATATATTCCCCAGTTTACTGAGACATCGCATTCTTGATATTTATATTCATTAGCCAAAAAACAATCTTCGTGTTTGGATACGCCTTTATACATGGCGTCTAGAATCCACTTGTGTTCGATTCGTGGATTCGGGGTATAAAATACGCCGACCTTCATTAATTTATAGACCGTAAGCAAATTTCTCCGAGGAACTTTTTATTAACATGTCGCTCAATCAAGTCTTTTGATATAAATCCAGCATTAACTGCTGTTTTTAATTCTTGCATCCATAAATCTGTATATTCACTTATGCCTTGTTTCCATGGCTGGTTAGCTCTATGGCTATAATGTAATAATTTAGTTTGACCCTCTGTATACTTATCAATGCTATTCCATTCGGGGTCCGCACCAATTATGTAATCTTCTTTTTCAAGAAGAGCCATGTTGAACATTAATTTTTGATAATTCAGCTCACCTGAGTCGAGTTTACGAACTATATCCTTGATGTTCCAGTCTACTTTTTCGCAATCAATGAGCATTACAGAAGTCTCTACATATTTACTTTGATCAGATAATACAATAACGCTTTTATCTGGATATTTATCAAAGAGAGAAAATAACTTCGCTATATCTTCAAAAACTATTTGATCAGAATCGCAATATAACGCTTTGCCTTTGTATCCACATAGCTCTGGAATGCACCAGCGGTGAAAAGAAAAATTTGTTCGAGGGCGATTTTCGACTTTAATCGGAGTGGGCACTTGAATACCGCTTTCCTTCATTGATTTGTACAAGGGCTTAACCTCAACAGGGACAGAGCTTCTAGTATTAATTGAGTGCTCTAAAACTTTTGTTGGTACAAGCTCCATTTGCTCTGATCCGACGAAAACTTTGAATTTTGGTTTTTCTAGCTCCGTCGCATGAAGAATCTTTTTTTTGATTTGCGGCACTTTATTTCGTGAACTAAGCAGGGCGTAATCTATATTATAATATGGCAGAGTATCATTGATTGGAGAATCTTTTGAGCAAGATATTAATTCTATATTATATTTTTTTGCTATTTTATAAAAAGATCTTAAGTATTTTGCTTGTTCTTTGTATAAGGTTTTATTGTATTTTTTTTGTGCTTTAGATAAAACGCGATCATCGTAATAATCGGAATCTCCGCCAAGATCACAACCTACCAAGAATATTCTTTTTGCTCCCATCCACACTGCAGTATTTAGCGCAACTGTAAGAGTATTTTTTTTCCATAAGAATTTAATGTCGTGCTGTCTTGATTTAAAAATATATTCTGGATCGCTATTTGGGGCTACATCTGCAAAAAAGGTGTTAGCTAGATTTTTAATTTTAAAGCCGCCGATAGTTTCTTCAGAATAATTACCCCTGCAGATTTTAAAAAACGGTTCCCACCAAATATCTGGATCATAGCATTCAGGCTTATCCATCCCTATCCATAGATTTGGTTTAATATAAGGGTAGGAAGTGTTGATTCCAATTGTAAAAACACCTGGAATTTGAAAATTTTGGTTTTTTGCTTCTTTTAAAGAAGGTCCAGTGCAACAAATATAAACATCTAGTCCTAAGTTTTTTTTAGCGAAAGATTTTTCTAGTTTTACTAGACCTTTTCCTGAGTCATACCATAAAGCCATAATATATTATTATATAATAGATAATTATCTTAATCAAGAATTAATTTTGATTTTTTGAGAAAAGTTTCGTGTATAAACTATTATCATGGAACTTGATTTTTCCAAAAACATATCAGGCAAAAACGAAAACAAAACTTTAAACAAACCTTTCCGCTTACCGAAAGGGAATACTAAAAAATTTGGAGTTTATGTTAAAAACGAAAAAGGTAACGTAGTATTAGTGCGTTTTGGTGACCCGAAGATGGAAATCAAGCGTGACGATCCAGATCGCAGGAAAAATTTCCGCGCAAGACATAATTGTAGTAATCCTGGGCCCAAAACAAAAGCTCGTTATTGGTCTTGCAAGATGTGGGAATCTAAAAAATCAGTTTCAGATTATCTTAAGGGCAGCGAAGAAGAATGGGACGGAGAAACTTTCGAGGAGCAAGATTATTTATTAGGGCTTAATCCTTCATTAGCTTCAGCAGAAATTGTCGAAGATGATGATGATAAAGAAGAAGATTGCTCTTGTAACGAAGATTGTCCATGTAAGCAGAAGACTGAAGCGGCGAAACGACCTGGGCCAAAATCTTCAGCACAAACGCCGTCAAAAAAATCAGAAAGAAAAAAGGGTTCTAAAAAGAACAAACCTGGATCTGCTGGCAAAAAAGGTGTTAATATAGAATTTAGCCAAAGAGTGATTGAAGGGTTAAAGCGAAAAGTCGCAGAACATAATAAAAAATATTCTAAAAAAGTAACCCTTTCTCAATTAAAAAAAATATATCGTCGTGGCGCTGGCGCATTTTCTTCTAGCCATAGGCCTGGGAAAACCCGTGGCCAATGGGCGATGGCGAGAGTCAATATGTTTCTGAAAATGGTGCGGGGCGGAAAGGTTAAAAAATCATACAAGGCCGCAGACCAGGATGTAATGAATGCATCTTTATTAAGAACAGAAGAGCAATTTGCGATCTATTTCACAATAGAGGAGTTAATTTTAGCAAAACTCGATTGTCAAAGATTTGGCATTGAACATGATGAAGAATACGACTTCATTGATGATGAAAATTTTTAAAAAAAAGAAAATTATTGGTGTATTAATAAATAACAATTTAAAAAAAGAAAAAAAATGGCAAAAAGATTACTACCTTTTAGACAATACGACGAGAAAGACGTCATAAACGAATTTACTATGGGCTACGGTTCATCTGGCGAAAACGGCATTGAAAACCCATTTTTAAATGGGGATAATGATGACGGTGTTTTGGTTTACCCATCGATTCAACGTAATTTATATTGGGCTAGTGGCAGTTCGGCTAGTGGATGGTCGCCTAAAGTTCACTCTTCGCCTATTGGAAGAGTTGGGTTTTTCTATAATTCATATGTCCAGGCTCCTTATGTAGCCAATAATAGGCCTATCGGTATTACCTTGAGGCAAACATTAAAGTATGACGAAAACGGGGAACCTCTTTTAGGGCGCGACACAAAGCTCACTGAATTAGGTGCAGTTTTGCCATATAAAGAGGTTCCTATTGCAACGGCTGGAATCTTCACATTAACTGCGTCAGCATTTGATGCAGAAGTAGATGTTGGCGATTACTTGACTTGGGACCTTAATTCCACGGGAAAATTTATAGGGTTTAATGATGTGCCAGTCTTTCTTCTAGGTGATCGCAAACCTATCGCCGTAGTATTAGCCAAAGGAGAACGTGAAAGTGACGATGCGTTCCCAGGCAAGTATTACATTATTAAGCTCGACACTGGCATGGCGTTTAAGTTTTAAACAGAAAAGGGTTCCACTCTTTTCTCCTTTTCGAAAAGGTGTGAAAATAGGGCAAAGGCGCTGACGCCTTTAGCGTTTGCCCTTCGTGATTAGCATAAGGGTAGATATTACCTTTTTGTGAATTGCATCGCTTGCAAGATATTGTAAGGTTGTACCAATTATTATTTCCGCCTTTGCTTTTAGGGTAAATATGCTCAATAGACATTTTACTGATCGGGAATTTATCACCACATATTTGACAAGCGCCTTTAAATCTTTTGTATAAATATTCTATGTTTGGCTCTTCGTGACACCTGTAAGACCATTTTGTTGACGTCAATAAAATGGTCGGAACAGGAAACAAGAAATTAACACTTCTTAAAAACGGTTGATTTTCGTAAAGATAATTACATTCAACCCATTCTTCCCATTTCATTGGTTGTCCGCCATTTGAAATAGCTTTTACATGTGAACTGGATGATAATTTTAATATTCCTTCTTTGGCTGTTGTGATATTAATTGGTGTCCAGAACTGACTTAATATTAAAACCACTTTATCAGAGGGATTACATATGTAGTTTGGATTCATGTGTATGTATTTATATGTCAGTAATTATAAGTTGCACTTTGTCGGAACCACCAAGTTCTATTCATTGTTTTAGGGATGTTACGCTTTTTAGTTCCTGTTTCTTAAAGCAAGATGTTTTGGTAGAATGCGACCCAGAGCTTCAAGATATGTACTGGAGGTGGTTGAAAAACAGGTATTCCTGGGATTTTATTGAAGATCTTGTTTCGGTTGGATCAGAGACTGGCGTTTCTATTAGGGAAAAAGGTGGATCTATTAATGTTGATAGAATAGACTATGATAATTTAAATTTTATATGCTCAAGATTGCGTTCTTTTTTATCTTAAATAGCTCTGTTATTTTCTTTTTGTCTTTTTTATTTCTAAATCTAGCGCTTTAATAACATCTTCAAGCTTGTCATCAAAAATAAGTTCTGCTGGAGTTTTATCATTAAGGTTTTTATTCTTTTTCCCAAGCCAGGATGTCGCTTGGTACGTATCAAGGTTTAATGCAAGTTTATCTAAGATATCTTTTTTAGTCACATATATAATTTACACTTAAATGTGTGTATTATATAGTAATGCTTATGGCAAGAAAAAAAACTCAAGAATTAAAAGACGCATTAACCCCATTGACTAAACCAAGACCAATTAAATTTTCATCAAAAAAGTTTAATTTTTCGCAAAAACAAAGAGAGTTAATTTCACAAGCCCTAGATACAAACAATAAGATTGTTTTTATTAGTGGGCCCGCTGGTAGTAGTAAGACATATTTGTCTGTGTATACCGCGCTTACATTAATGGAGCAAAATGATAACCTTGATTTACTATACGTCAGGACTGTTATTGAAAGCGCTGAAAAAGGTCTTGGCGCTTTACCTGGAGATGTAAATGAAAAATTTAACCCTTATATGGCTCCGCTGGCAGATAAATTAGAAGAAATGATATCGTTTTCTTTAAAAAACGAATTAATAGAAAAACTAAGAATACAAGCGATGCCAATAAATTATATTCGCGGAGCAAACTGGATAAATAAAATAGTTATAGCTGATGAGGCTCAAAATTTTACATTTAAAGAGCTCACGACTTTAATTACCCGTGCTGGCGAAGATACTAAGGTATTTATTTGCGGAGATCCGATGCAAAGCGATATTAATGGCAAAAGTGGCTTCAAACAAATGTATGATATATTCAATGACGAAGAGTCTTCGCAGAGAGGCATACAATGCTTTGAGTTTTCAGAAAGAGATATTGTTCGTAGTCAATTATTAAAATTTATTATTAAAAAGTTAAAAACTGAGAATTAGTTTTTTTATGTGTATTATATATTGTAATGAGTAACTGCACCCAAAGACCTGTAAATACATCGGATATAAGTTTATATAATCATATCCATCCCACACAAAATTCATTTGGCCTTAATGGGGTGTCAAACCAATTTGAAGTTTTTGAGGGCGGTTACCTTTATGCGTGTTTAAAGGGTTATAGTCCAACCGTAGGTAGCTGCGCTGGAAATAGTTACGCACAGGTTCAAAGTAGTGGATCTGATTGGTATGCAGATCAAATTTCTAATTCTTGCATAGCATATTACCTAAAACAAGACGATATAGGTCACCCTGATTCTAGTTGGTGTTTGAGTTTTAATGGGGGTTATTGCGGAGCATGTGTGACGAACGGTTTATTGAGTACCACAATAGTTAAGGTAAGTGGCCAATCTTGCGCTCATGTTGTTAACGCAAATACAGAATATAATGTTTTGTGCACCTATCGAACCATAGCAAACGATGGTACGGTTTGCGCCACAAATAAATGTCTATTTTTTGGTTTAAATACTGGATGTTTGATATTTTGTGTTGTTGGAGGCACGAGCGCTTCTTGTTTAAACGCGATAGTAGGATAAATTATGGATTATAGAAGCACAATAAATTCAACCTTTAAGGGTTACATTAAGTCAGATCGCTCCGACTATTCCTTTTCGTCAGAGCTGCAGCCCCAAATACAAACCAGTGGCAATGTGATTTTATTAATTTTTGAAGGCCAACCAATCCAAGTTGAGTCGCATGTTATTACCAATCCAGACAATATTGTTATGGAAAATCAATCAGCTGGCCTTCTAATGCACGAAACAGATAACAATACTATCGTATGGAATCTTGAATGTCCGTCTGGTGACACAAGTTCGACAGACGGTAATTATATGCATTTTGGTTACGATTTTTTAGCAGAATAAGTTATATTTAAAATTTGCAGTGTATATATTTATATATATATAAGCAAATGTTTCCTCCAGAAGTTATAACTTTTATTGTCACCTTTGTTCTCCGAACATTGGCCGATAAGTGGATGCAGACTGGTGAAGATCGCCGCATGGAGAAAGCTATGGATAAAGACATGGCCGAAATGGAAGTCCAAGCCCAACATAGTGTTAGAGGGCATATACCTAAAATGCTCTTTGGCATTACGACTTCTCTTTTAGCAATTATAGCTTTTGTTTGTATCATTGGGGTTAGGATTGTAGCTCCTTTATTTTTTGATGTCCCAGTTTATTTTGCATTTAATGAGCAAAGTGCTGGATTTATGTTTTTTATAGATTCTGTGAGCAGGGTACAATATATGGAACTGCCTGGAATAACTTTTTTACCATCTGATAGCCACTTAATTAGCGCCATAGCTGGCGCGTTTTTTGGTAAGGTTAGGAAATAAAATGAGCGAAATTGATATTATTACTACTATAGCTGTATGCGTTTGCGGTACATTTGTAACAGGTTCAGTAGCTTTTGTTATTAAATCTTTAATGAATGATATTAAGCAAGCCGAAGATACCGCCGAAAAGGGTATGGAATTCGTTAGGTCAGAAATATTTGGCTTAAGAAAATCTCTTGATACTTTTAAAAGCGAAGAGAGACACAAGGATGATGAGTTAAAAGCTGTTATAGATTCAACAAAAAGCGAGCTTAGAGATGAGTTAAAAACTGAACGTCAATATGTTGATAGCATCAAAAAAGAGTTGAAAGATGAAATTCTTTACTACTGGAGTAAAACAGAAACCGTCTTAGAGGCTAGAAGACAAGATGTGTATATGATACATAATAAAATAGATGCAAACAAACAATTGTTAATTGACAAATTGGAAACCAATAACCCTCAAAAACAATAAAATAATGGAAATCATTTTAGCAGCAATTATTGGGGCAGCAGCGACTTTATCTGCTGCAATAATAACTAGTTATTTCAAAATCAAGTTAAGCACAAAATCAAAAAGCCAATTATTAAGAAGCCACGTTGATCAAAACGCGAATGTTTACGCTGCCCTTGAATATACAATGGAGAGACTAAGTTGTGATAGAGTTCATGTTTTTGAGTTTCATAATGGTGAAACTTATTACTCTGGAAGCTCTCAACAAAAATTTAGTAACACGTATGAGGTTGTACGTGATGGGATAAGCTCTGAATGCACTAAATTGCAAAACTTAAGAATTTCAAATTTTAATATTTTAGTTAAAGATACTATAAAAGAAGAAATGTTTTTATGCGAGGATGTCAGTAAAATTCATTCTTGCACAGAGCGCGAACATTTAAAAAACCAAGGCGTTAAGAGCGTCTATTCTTTTCCTATTAAAACCCTAACAGGAAAACCTATCGGTATCTTTAGTGTTGATTACGTCGCCCAAATAAAAAAACTAACCGAAGATCAGATCAAATTTTTACAAAATCAATCTACTATTATTGGTGGCTATATTTCAGCGAATTGAATTTTAAAGTTTTCTTGTTTAGTATAAGTTTGTATGAAAAGCGAATACTGCACTCAATGTGGACACAAAAATATTTACTCACTAAAGCCGCCAAAGTTTTGTGGTAATTGTGGTGAGCCGCTATCTAATCAAAGTATCTCTAGATCAAATTTGACCTCAACACGAAAGAAAAGTGTTAAGTTGATGGAGGACGAAACAGATGTTGATTACGTCCCTGATATTCAAGGATTAGATTGCGAAATTGAACACAATCAAGGATCTTATTTTAAATTCGAGTCATTATTTGACCAAAGGTCAAATCCCCAAGGTATTGCGCGTAGAGACTTAAAGGATAAAAAACCGCGCGAAAATGGATAAACAAGAATTTAAATATGAAGACAAAAAAGACATAATCGACCATGAGTTACAAAAGCGCAGGGGGAAATGGTTTTTAAACTCTGTCAGCTGGATAGACTTCGATGATGTTTGTCAAATTATAAGGGCTCATATATATAAAAAATGGGGTCAATGGGACCAGAGTAGACCATTAGAACCTTGGTTAAATAGAGTAATTAGTAATCAAATTAAGAACATACTAAGAAATAATTATTCTAATTACTCTAGGCCGTGCTTGAATTGTCCATTTGCCCAATCTAGTAATAACCAAGAAGGAAATTTTTCAGATGAGCTTTGTGATTTTACGCAAAGCGGCTTACAGTGCAACGAATGCCCCTTATATGCAAAATGGGAAAAAACTAAAAAAAGCGCTTATGATATTCAGATGGCAATATCAATTGAAGGCTGTTCAGCAGACTCTTTTATTCAGGACGAGAAGCAATTTGATTTAGAGTTGTCATTAGAGAAGGTTCACGCAGAACTCAAGAAATGCCTATCTCCCAAAAACTACAAAATATATCAAATGCTATTTATTGAAAATAAGAACGAAGAGGAGGTTGCTGCTAAAATGGGCTACAGAACAAATGAAAAGGGTCGTAAAGCAGGTTATAAACAAATTAAAAACCTTAAAAAAACTTTTAAAGAAAAAATAATTTCTATATTACAGAAAAAAGACGTCATTATTCATGAGTAATTTATCAGAAGAACAAAAAAAACTTATAGTAGACAATTATGATAAAACTCCAGATTTAATTAAATTAACAAAACTGGTTTATAATAATGATGCTTTAGATGGTCGAAGCAAAGAAGGCCGCGCTGTACGAGAGTTTTTAATAGAGCAAGGGCTTAAGTTTAAAACGACTAAGCGCGAAAAAGTTAAGAATATAACCTTAAGTAAGGAGCAAAAAGAATTTATTTTAAACTCTGCCGAAGATGGCATGTCTGCATACGAAGTAGCTTGTTTAATGTTCCCAGATAAAAGAATAACGCCTCTTAGTAAAGAGACCTTGGTAGCTGCAGAATATATCAGAAAACGCGCTCCAGAACAGGTCCATGATTCAGAGTCAGCGCTGGGGAAAAGATACGAGTCGCCAAGAAACTTATTGGAATCTTTGAATAGGATAAATAAATTTGCAAACGAATCTCTTGAATTAAATAAGCTGCCTGTTCATGAAAAAAAATGTATTGAAACCTTAAAAAACTTTTTGTCCTCACCCCGTTTCTTGCAAACAATCAATAGTTATAATAACGAAGGGGATAGAGAATTATTTGAAGCCGAATTTATTAGAGCTACATGGGACAAGCCAGATTTAACCGCTGACGAAATCAATTTATATATTAATGTTTGTGTGGATTATATTAATCTGAAAAACATTTCTGGTCATATAGAAAAATTAAATCGAATGTTTAATGAAGCTGATGAACAGCAAGATATGACTGTTAGGCTTGCTGAATTATTAAAAACAAAAAGCGAAGAATATAATCAGTGCGAAAAAAGAATGGAATCTTTAATTCAAAAATTAAATGGTGATAGGGCTAAGAGAATTGATTCGCGGAGAAAAGATAATGCCTCTATATTATCTTTGGTTAGGTTATTTCAAGACGAGGAAGAGCGTAAGAGAATGGTGTTGATAGCAGAAATGCAAAAGAAAACCGTAGATGAAGAGGCTGAAAGAATGGAGAATATGGCTTCTTGGAAAGCAAGGGTTTTAGGGATAGGAAGGGATGATATTTTATGAACGAGTGTAAAATATGCGGCCAAACTTTCAAATCTGAATCTGGATTACATAAGCACTTTAAAAGCCATGGAATTACAATGGCTGAATATTATACAACATATTATCCCAGGCAGAGTTTATTGCATCGGACGCCTATCCCTTTCAAGAACAAAAAAGATTATTTTAACACTGATTTTTGCAATAGGAATGAATTTATTGAATGGTGCAAGCAAGAGGACAAGCAAACTGTTGCAGCTTATATAATAAAAAAAATCTCAAGCAGGGTAAAAGAGAAGGAGTTGAAATTCGCTCCATTTCATCTGGAGTTACAATCTTTAAATTTGCCGAGTATTGATTTATGTCAAAAAATATTTGGTAGCTATTCTGAGGTTTGTAAACAGGTAGGCGTTCCGCCAATGTTTAACAAGTCTATAAACCAAAAATTTTTCAATAGCCATGTGCCTGATGATTTAACAATATTTATTGACACTAGAGAGCAAGAGCCTTTGACTTTTAAAAATTCCTCATTAATGAAATTAGATTTCGGAGATTATACTACATCTGGTGAGTATTATTCTTATACGTATGTCGATAGGAAAAGTGAGACCGATTTTAAATCAACTTTATCAAGTAATAATCTTCATCGATTTAGGTCAGAATTGGAAAGAGCTAAAAAATTTGACAGCTTTCTTTACGTGGTAACAGAATCGTCGATTGATAAAATTCAAAAGAATAACAGATACTCGGCGCACAAGGCAAATCTTAATTATATTTTTCATAATATGCGGGCGATACAGCATGAATTTAGTAAAAATTGCCAGTTTATATTTACGGGTAACAGGCAAAATTCAGAAAAATTAATTCCAAAATTATTATTTAATGGTAAAAAACTGTGGAATGTAGATTTACAATACTATATAGATAAACACGAAAAAGGTTAAACATGAACAATATTCAAGGAAAAGTTTGGGGCGAAACACAATCTTTGTTTTGCAAAAATAATGTAGAAATACATAGGATCGAAACTAAAAAAGGCGGCTTCTGCTCAAAACACAAACACCAATATAAATTTAACGCTTTTTTTGTTGAAAAGGGCAAGCTAAAAATAACTTGTTGGAAAAACGATTACGATTTAGTTGATGAGACTATGGTCACTGATCTTCAGATGACTACAGTTCCACCAAATGAATATCATATGTTTGAGGCTCTTGAAGATACAGTTGCTTATGAGATATATTGGGTTGAGTTAAGTGAATCTGATATACAGAGGGAGAATTGTGGAGGTTCACAAAAATGAGCTGGGATACAGGTAATCAAGCCCAGAGAGCAAACTACTCGTCAAAAATTAATGAACTTATTCTGAATAAAGAAGGTTTTCTGGACGAAAGAGAAGCTAAACTTCTTTTATATAAATTTTTAAGAGGTAATAGCACTTTTGCGGTTGATTTATTGTCTGGGGTAAAACTGTTCCCTTTTCAACATATGGCAATTAAGTCGATGTTGGAGTCGGATTACTTCTTGGGGATTTGGTGTTTGGATCAAAACGAATATGTTCTTTCCGAGTCTGGGTTTAAAAAAATCAAAAACATTAAGATCGGTGAAAAGGTCAGATCGAGAAAAAAGCTTAACCTTGTTTCAGACAAATGGGTTAATAAGGAAGAAGATGGTTTATTTATATCAACCCAGTCTGGAGACTCATTTAAGGCAAAAATCGGTCATAAGACTTTAGTTTATGATACTAAAGGAAAGTTTGAGTTTAAAAATATAAAAGATATTACAACAGAAGATCATATACCTATTAAACTTGGGACTAACGTGTGGGGCGACAATGATATCACAAAAGAGTCAAGCATCAAAAGATCTCCTTATTTGTTTTATCTACTTGGTTATGTTCTTGGGGATGGCTATGTTGACAAAAACGGCATACATTACTGTTCTGAGAATTCAGAGGTGCAGGATGTTATTTTGAATTTTATTAAAACAAACAGTTTTAAATCTTACTCTAGACAAAAGAGTGGGAATTTAAATTTTTATGAATATTCCATATTTAACCGAAAGCTAGTGTCATTTTTGGAAGGTTTTGGTTGGGATAAATCACTAAAAAGTAAAAACAAAATTATTCCAGATGAACTTTTGCAAGCTTCAGGAGTTGAATTATGTGCTCTTATAGGCGGTTTGTTTGATGCGGATGGGTACGCATCCTACTTAAAATCTTCTAGTAAGGTTGGGTTAAAGAATACATCGCTTGAAATGTTGAGGCAGGTAAAAATGTTATTGAATAATATAGGCATTGAATCTAACTTAAGGAAAAGCGGAGAGCATAATGGGACGCCTTATTATGACTTGGTAATCAGTAATGATTACCATTCATTGCTGAAATTCCAAAATGAAGTTGATTTTATCGTAAGGCATAAAAAAGATAATTTAAATACAATCATACAGAGATCTAAAAAAAGAAATTACCAAAACAGCTTGGTTCCAGGATTGGGTAAAATGCTTAAGGAGCAAGGCTCTTTCAAGAGTATTACTGGGGTACGCGGATCATGGGGTGAAAATTTCTCTCAGAATAGATTTAAGGACTTGGTTGGTATTGACTCAAGTACGCGGGATTTAATTGACGAAATCCAACAGGAGCGGGTCGTGTTCTCTAAGGTTAAGGAGATACGAGAGTGCAAAACAATTTCTGTAGATATTACCGTTGAGAACGAAGAGAATTATATTGGCAATGGAATCGTGCATCATAATTCTCGCGGTATGTCCAAATCATTCACTACTGGTATCTTTGCTTTTTTGGACGCTATTCTTAATCAAGGTGTTCAGACTGGCATAATTAGTAAATCTTTTCGTCAGGCCAAAATGATTTTTAAAAAAATCGAAGATATTGCAAATAAGCCAGAGGCTCAAATGCTTGGCCAGTGCATTACCCGAAAAAGTAAAAGTAATGACCAATGGACTATGGAGATAGGCGAAAGCCAAATACATGCATTGCCGCTAGGGGATGGCGAAAAACTTCGTGGTTTTAGATTTCATAGGATTATTATTGATGAGATGTTGCTAATGCCAGAAAGAATTTATAACGAAGTTATTGTCCCATTCTTGTCTGTTGTAGAAAATCCTACTGAACGAGAAGACATTTATAATCTTGAAACAGAGATGATATCTCAAGGTAAAATGCAAGAAAGCGAAAGATATAGATGGCCAAACAATAAATTAATAATGCTTTCTTCTGCGTCTTATAAATTCGAATACCTTTATAAACTTTATGAAAAATTTGATAATTTAATACTTGGAGATGGCCACGAAAAAAATGTGGAGGCGCATCGGGTTGTTATGCAGTTTAGTTATGACTGTGCGCCAAAACAATTGTATGATAAAAATTTGATTGACCAAGCAAAAGCCTCAATGAGTCAAAGTCAATTTGATAGAGAGTTTGGCGCGATATTTACAGATGATAGCTCTGGGTATTTCAAGACATCAAAAATGGCTGCATGTACGATTGAAGATGGAGAGGGCCAATCAATACAAGTATGTGGTGACCCAGATGGTAAGTATATTTTATCTTTTGACCCGTCTTGGGCAGAAAGTGAAAGCAGTGACGATTTCGCTATGCAGGTTTTTAAAATTAATGATAATGCAAAACAAGGCACTCTTGTGCATAGTTACGCTTTATCTGGAGCAAGGATGAAAGATCATATCTTTTATTTTCATTATATTTTGACTCATTTTAATGTTGTTGGGATATGCGGCGACTACAATGGTGGCGTGCAATTTATTAGCGCAGCTAATGAAAGTGAATTATTTAAATCCTCTAAAATCGAAATAAAAACAATTGATGTTGAGCTTGATGATACTGAAAATTATCAAAAAGTATTAAGGGCCGCAAAGAACGAATATAATCTTAGTGAAAAAAGAATCTGTGTGCTTCGAAAGCCTACCAGCGGATGGATCAGTAGGGCTAACGAACATTTACAAGCATGTTTTGATAAAAAGAAAATATGGTTCGCCTCTAGGGCAGTAAATGAAGATTACCACGATCAAAGGTCAAAAAGAATACCGATTGACAAATTAAAGTTTTTAAGAAATAAGGACTCTGAAAATAATCAGGGTAAGGACGCTAAAATGATTGATTTCATTGAACATCAATATGATATGATTAATCTCACGAAGACAGAATGCGCTTTGATTAATATCAAGGTTTCGCCACAAGGAACTCAAACATTTGATTTGCCTCAATCCCTAAAAAGACAAGGTGGCCCAGATAAAGCCAGGAAAGATAGTTATTCGGCTTTTGTACTTGGAGCATGGATGGTAAAATCATATTATGACATGATGAACGTAGAGTCGATTAAGGTTCAAAATACTTTTGTCCCAATGTTCATAACATAAAAAAATAAAGTCTAAAAGTTAACTTTTTAACTTTTAAAGTGTACAATATTACAATGTCAAAGAGAAAATATACTAAACGTTCAGATTACTGGAAAAAATTCAACAAAGATGAGCCAATAGAAAAAATTGTTAGCAACTTAGGTCAACAAGAGCATAATTGGGAACCAAGGTTTGATGGTGAATCATTTTATAAATTTGAATCAAAAGCTTCCGCGACTACTACAACCCGCAGAAGTAATTCGATACATCGCAAAGCGAAATTAAATAAATTTACAAATATTGACAGTGGCTTACTACCTTACGAGACATCCTCTCAGGGCGTGAATGTCAGAGATACAATTGAGCTTTGTCAAAAAGCTTACGCAAATGTTCCAATATTTAGGAACGCTATTGACATTATGAGTGAGCTGTCGAATTCAGATGTATACCTTGAGGGCGGCAATTCTAAATCAAAAGATTTTATAAATAAATGGTTCGACAAAATTAAAATCTGGAATTTAAAAGATCAATATTTCAGGGAATACTATCGATCTGGGAATATATTTCTTTATCGAGTAGATGGCAAATTCAGCGCAGAAGATTTTAATAAACTGATTCAGGTTTATGGATCTGGGTCCTTAGCTCCAGGTAAAATACCTGTTAAATATATCATGCTTAACCCTTATGATATTACTATTGAATCGAGCTCATCTTTTGATCAGGGTATTTATAAAAAAGTTTTATCTGCTTACGATTTGGAGAGGTTAAAATTCCCAAAAACGGATTACGATAAAGAAATTTTAAAATCGTTAGAGCCAGAACTTAGAGATAAAATATCATCTAATCAATGGAGTAATGATGGCGCTTATATGACCCTGGACCCAAAGAAATTAATTTATTCATTTTATAAAAAGCAGGATTACGAGCCATTTGCTATACCTTTTGGGTATCCAGTTCTTGATGATATTAATTGGAAGATAGAGCTTAAAAAAATTGACCAAGCAATTAGTAGAACTATTCAAAATGTGATTTTATTAATCACAATGGGTACAGATCCAGATAAAGGCGGTGTTAGCTCAAGTAATTTAAATGCCATGCAGTCATTATTTCAAAATGAAAGCGTTGGCAGGGTTTTAGTATCTGATTATACCACAAAAGCAGAGTTCGTAATTCCTGATTTAAGAAAAGTAATAGGGCCAGAAAAATACCAAATTGTTAATGAGGATATTAGGGAGGGTTTGCAGAACATCATTGTTGGAAATGAAAAATTTGCAAATACCCAAGTAAAAGCTCAAATATTTTTGGAAAGATTAAAGGAGGCAAGGAATGCATTTTTAAATGATTTTCTTCAGCCCCAAATCAAAATGGTTTGTCAAAATATGGGCTTCAGAAAATATCCAATTGCTAAATTTGAGGATATAGAATTAAAAGATGAGGTTCAATTTCAGAGAGTCGTTACAAGGCTTATTGAGCTTGGTATATTACCTCCAGAGGAGGGCATCAAGGCGATTAAAACTGGAGTATACCCAGAACCGTCTCAATTAGAAGATGCTCAAGAAAAATATGTTGAGCAGCGTAAAAAGGGCTACTTTAATCCAATTGTAGGGGGTGTTCCTATGATAGAAGAAGATGAAGGCCCAGGGGTTAAAACTAAAACTTCAGGACCGCCTCCAGAGGTTGGTCGGCCAACAGGTACAACTGGCGTACCGCAAGAAGCTTCTAATATGCATTCTAGAGAGGGCATTCAATCAATTGTTTATGAAATTGAACAATTTAATAAAGAGTCATTATCTTCTGCGAGAAAAGTATTTAATAAAAAGAGATTAAGTAAGCAACAAAAAGAAATGGTTTCTGAATTAGCGAAATCTATAGTAGTTTCTACTGACCAAAATGAATGGCAATCAACAATGGAAGCTTGCTTAAATGATATATCTAAAATAGAAAAATTAGATGTTAAGACTGAAATACATGACTTGTGCGAAAAACATAGCTTGGAAGTTTATCCAGCTGCGATACTTTATCATGAATCTCAAAATGCGCCATGATTTTGGTAAAAAATTTTTTTTATGTGTATTTACTTATGATAAAATATGAAAAATTTAAAAACTAATTTAGTTCAAAAGGGCCAAACTGTAGAAATTGAGATTACTTCCGCCGAGGATATATCGAAGTACCAATTTGATAACCCTGGTGAGGCTATGAAAATGGCGAAGAAAATGGGTTTTGATAAAATACATACTCACAAGATGGGCGAAGATAGTGTTTTTATGCCTGGGGAGTCTCACGAAGCTTTAATGAAAAAATTAACAGCCAGTCATTGTGGTATGATGATGGAAGAGGAAAAGGAAAGTGAAGCTGGTTACATGAAGGTCCCTGCATCTGAAAAAGAGCAACATCAAAAGTATATCGCAAATTGCATGTCTCACGCAAAAGATTCTGTTGATACAGAAGGTTTGGATGAAGACAGGGCGTATATGGCCTGTGCAATAGCATATGATAAAGAGTATAAAACTGCTTATGCACCATGTGTTCCAGGCGTAGGTTGCATGTATTAATATGTCTTATAAATATACAGCCAAATTCGAAGAATCAATTATTGCCTCTTCTGATATAGAGAGCGGTGATTTGAATATTAGTCGCGCATCACTTGAGCCGCTAAAACCCTTAATACCATCATCTATAGATTTAGAAAAAAATATAGATTTAATGGCGGTAGCATTTAATGCGGCAGTCGTTAATAAATTCAATAAAAACGACGACGGTATAGATGCCGCGACAGCAGCGGCTGTCAATAAGTATTTTATTCACAAACCAACTAATATCGAACACATTAAAAATAAAGTTGTTGGTCATATCGTTTCTGCTGGATTTTCTCGTTATGGTTCAAACGAGGTTTTAGAAGACGTTTCTGGAATGGTTGACCCATTTAACATTTCTTTAGGGGCTGTTATTTATAGAACAGTTAATCCAGCGTTTGCAGATATGGTTGAAATGTCAAATGATAAAGATAGTGATTATTACCAATCGGTATCTGCGAGTTGGGAAATAGGATTTAATGATTATGTTCTTGCTTTAGGTAGCGATAATTTAAATGAGGCTGAAATAATTACGGACAAAAAACAAATAAATGAATTAAAGGTTTATTTAAAATCCATGGACGGTCCAGGTCAAATGGATGATGGCACAAAAATTTATAGATTAGTTACTGGTAATATATATCCTTTAGGTATAGGGTTTACAGCAAATCCAGCTGCTGATGTTAAGGGTGTAATTACTGATTCCGTCGATCAAAAAGATATAAAATTCAAAGAAAAAAGAAGAGAAGCTTCTGAAAGAATAGAAATAAATAATGAAACTTTTTTACAAAAAGTAAAAAAAATAAATTCACATTCAACCAAAAACACTGTAAAACCAATTAAGGATTTAAAAATTATGGAAACCGAAAAACTTATCGATAAGCTTGAATCGCTTTTAACACAAGAGGTAGAGAAGAATGATTTTTCTCCTCAAGAAGCTGTTGCAAGCATAGGAAACGTTGTGAGCGAAGCAATTCGTGAAAAAAATGAACAATACAAAGAGCAACTCGCCGCTGCAGAAACTGAAAAAGAGCAGTTGGTTCAGGCTCAGTCTGAATTAGAGTCTACAGTTAAAGAGCTTCAAGAGCAGCTTGCTTCAACTAAAGAGCAACTGGAAGGTTTGGAAGCTGCGAATACTGAGCGATTGTCTAAAGAGCTTTATAATGCTCGCATGGATAAGATCAATGAAGAATATGATTTATCTGATGAAGACTCTCAAATTCTCGCAAGCGAAATCCAGAGCTTAGATTCTACAGATGAATCTTTTGACGCTTATCAAGAAAAACTCGCTGTAGTTTGGAAGCATAAAAACAAAGCTCACATCGCAAAACTAGAAGCTGCAATGAGTGAGAAAATCGAAGAAGAGGTTCAAAAAAGACTTTCTGAAATCCAAAACAAAAATTCTGAAACTTTATCAGAAGATAAAGTTGCTGTCGCATCTGTTGATGTTATCGAGGAGATCCTCGAAAAAACAGAAGCTGAAGAAAAAATTAGCAATAATAACATTGAGAGCGCTCAAGAAGAGCCAACTTTCCGTGAAAAATTTCAAGAAGCTTTCAAAAGAGAAAATTTAACAATTAAATACTAATAACCATGGCACTTAGACTACTACCATACAAACAATATAGCGAAAAAAACGTTATAAATTTATTCGCGTTATCTACTACCTCCGCTGGTCTTGATGACCCAAACACAAATGGAGATAATGATAACGGAGTCTTCGTTAAGGTTTCCGTTGGAGACCTTGATTCTGACCCAATTGAGTATCTCAATAATTCATTAGTTGGCTACCAACACGCTTCTCCAGTTGGCAGAAATTATTTACCAACAGTACCTTTGAAGGTTGCTGCTGCTACTACTGGTAGCCCATGCGTTGGTATTACATTAAATCAAACACTTAATCGTGACGAAAATGGCGAAAAGCTTCTTTACAACCCAACTAAAAAAGCAGAAATGCAAGCTGTTGGTTCTGGCGAAGCAGTGCCTATCGCAACAAAAGGTGTTTTCACAATCACCGCTGACGCAGTTGACGGAACAATAGGCGTTGGAGATCAGTTTAAAATTTCCAAGTCTGATGTTGGCAAAATTGGCCCAATAGCTAGTGGCGCTTCTGATGACCCCGTAATTGGCGTTGTTTTAGGAACAGGTTCTCGTGCATCTGACGATGGTTATGCTGGTAATTACTACATGATTAAATTAGACGCATAATTAATTTAGAACATTAACACTCAAAAATTTAATAAAAAAAATGAAAATTACATTAAAAAGAACACAAGAACAACTCGAACTTGTGAGAGCTATGGCCTCCAAGAATCGTGAGGTAGCTTATGAAGCTCAAATGGCATTAGCTGAATTTATCGGGCAGT